TTTTTTTTTTTTTTTTTTTTTTTTTAAAACAAATTCAAAGTTCTCCACATCAACTAGGAGCAAATCCATCATATCATTGTCATAGGTATCGATTCCGAACTTACATTTATTAGGCTCGTACACATTTCGCTTCCTTATCTTTTCATAGGAAGGAACATTCTTAAATATTGTTTCTGCAGAGAGACCCAATTTTCGAACGATTCTGTTTAATTTAACTCGTTTCTCAGGTTTTTTTCTTTCTTCTTCATAAATTTCTAACACACTCTTTACTTTCAAATCAGAGTTTATAGAGTGGTAAAATTGAAGTAGCAAGTCGTAATGAACTTTATTTGTACCCATTGTATCCCACATATGACCGATTATTGATAAAAGATAATCAACTGGCTCTTGATTAACATTTACGAATACACGCAACATCGGCTCATACAGAGGTTTAAATGGAAGAACAGGTGCAAGATTCGGATCAGTGGTATTTAATATAAAATAACGCTTACAAAACTTTGGACCTTTCTTTACCAAAGTCCCAGTCCACAAATCCGGAGTAGAAAGAAAATGATCATATTCTTCATAATCTCTCAATACACATCTGCAATAGTTCTTTAAGAATTTAGCCCACCCCTCTACATTTATTACTCCCCGCAATATCTTAGGAGCGCACCAGACATGGTCATCACCATAAATTATTATTCTTATAAACCCTTCATTGAAGAATTCCATTATCACTTCCTCCAATTCCGGGTGCTCAAGTATCACTACCAGAACATAAAAACAAAAATAACAAAGAAGTACAAAACTATCTAAATGGCTAGTCTCCAAAGCTCCGGAAGGAACCACCCCTATAAGAAACCGCCATATATTATCAATAAACAGAACAACTTTATTAGTGAGATGATACCCCCAATCCTTTAGCATTTTCTCAAAAACCCGTCGAATATTAGGAGGCATTTTCTCATGATCGAAATAACGACGGTTGGTAGCACAATAATTCATTATCCACACATCCATTACCGACTTATCAAATTTCAAAATATCACCATGTGCCCAAAATATATCAGGATTGTTGTAATTCATTTTAAGCGCAAGCTCATAAGCGCCTCCATGAAATAGCTTCATTCCTATCATTATAACTCGCCCCGTCTCAAACTTTCGTCTTTCACCGAATATCAATGAAAGAAAATAGAACAACAAGCTCATTATAAAGAATTCGCGACCCTTACTCTGAGCCTTAACCAGATCATCTCCATTCTCTTCCAAAAAAAAACGCCATTCAGATTTTATTCTAACTACTCCCAACGGATTCAATTGATAATCTTTTCCTTTCATCGTTTTTCTAACATAGCGATCGAACTCCCTAAGGGCAGCCATAATCAAAAAAACTTTCTTTCCAGATCCTTTGGCCTTAAACTCATCTCCAGAAACAGAAGGAGTATTAGTCGGAAGAATTCCTCCACTAGTCTCAAATTTAATTTGAGAGAGAAGTTCAATAGGGTTATAATGGAACTTCAATTTTTTTCTATATCTATCGCAATCTAAAGATTTAAAAACCATGGTATTTATTTTAGGTAATAATTTCATTAACACATCATAATTCG